GAATTGAGTTCACATTAGATTGTGTCCCGCACGGGATCCAATGAAAGGGCCACCCCCCCAACTGTAGATTGTTACTCATAGGGATAAGAGGTATGTGCGGCAGAGCTGACCGAGGCCATCAACACCATAGGTTCATTGATGGCACGCATGGCAGCATATTCATGGCGTCGCTGGTTAAGGTAAAGATCATCGCACCGATATTTTTGAAGAACAGAAGCCTGGGTAGGACAAGTTTGGATCATTTCGACTGCATCTAGGTTGTAATGGATACCGAGTTTCTTGATGAGAGGGACCATATCACCACCAATGCGGGGCCAACACCCATACATTTTGTAGTAGTGTAGGTCCGCGGCCAAAGCATCAGACACACCCTTCCATTGCTCCATGAAGCCATCGTGCAAGAACCTGAGGAACTCATAAGCCATCTTATTGGTCCCACATGTATCCAGCATCAACCCTCGCCACTTGGCAATCCAATATGAAGCTGAGGTTGAGGAGATAAGGTCGGTGGTGTTGCAACTCTTCGAAATGTAGTCGGACGTCTTTCTGAACGGGTAATAGACAATCTGGCCGTTGTCTCGAACCATAACTGTACGTCTCTTGAGGTACACTGGACCCTCCTGGCGCACCACATCAAACTTGGTACTGACGCCAGTAACCCAAGGTTGCTTGTGGGAAAATATCCTGGTTTCAGACATCTTCAAGTTGAGGTTGAAAGTTCGCTTGTACCACATTTGCATATAGTCAGGTTTCAAGTCCGGAAGGGCTTTAAGCTGGTCAGCATGGACGTAATGATCACGACAGTAGAGCCAGAGATGTTTGGTAACAATGTGCTCAAACAAGTCATCCCCGTATTTCTTGGCAAACTTAATCTTCTTGAAGGTCTCCAGCTCGGCCAGAATCTCTAGGGTTGTAGCCCCAGTAGACTCCAGGTGAGCCTTCAATCGTCTGAAGATATGCATGCGAAAAGCTGTCTTAGCCCACACGGCATAAAGAGTGTCGCCCATCGAAGTACCAAACAAGCCGGAAAACATGACGCCAATGATCCAACGATAGTCCTTCCCAACCCACTTAATGAGGGAGATGGCCGTGTCGTCTGCTGAGAAACTCATTCCGGCGCGAAGCATATCGTAGTTCGTGGGGGTCCCATCCTTACTTCTTTCAGGAGCATAGAAGTAAAGAGGGATCATAAAAACCCAACAAAGATACGTGGCGAGCATGGTTTGATCCATCTTGTGGAGGTCACCGTCCATAGTGCTAGTCGGAACACCCGCGGAGTCGGCTTCGTCCTTCATGACTCGAACGAACTCCTTATCGTACTCTCCCATGGTTCGGGAAAATCCGATGCCAACCTCGTGCTGTCCATACATTCTGTAAAAGGGGGCGGAGTAAATGTACTTATCCAACATGTACTTGAGAAAACAGACAATGAAGAACATGCGAACCTTGGTTGGCTCCACGTCGTGGTTGCGAACCTCAGCCTTCAGAGCGATCTTAGAGACAAGGATGGGAAACCAGCCTCTACTGTAGAGAGCACCGGACTTCCACAACTTGTCCTTGACCTGAATAAACAACTCTGAGAGTGCATTGATCTCGTGGAGGAAACTATGGCCCTTGCGGAGTGACGAGACGCGTCGACCAATTGACTGAGCAAGCTTCTCGTCTCGCTCAGGGTCACCTGTTGCGTAAACCTGGCGGTAGCAAAAGCCAGCGGACTTGGAAGGATCAAAACCGATCTTCCCAACATCGGATTT